GCATATCAGAGGGATCTGCGCCACCTGTGGAGCAACGTGATGGCTCCGTCATCCTAAAGCGTGATCCTGAAGCGAAAACAGACGCACCCGCGCCCAAGTTGCCGGGGAAGGTAGAGCGCACCGTGGTGGTGAAGGTTAAGCCTAAGCCCGAGAAGAAAGAGCCAACCAAGCCTGACCAGAGCGGGCTGTGTCCCGTTCTTGAATGCCCAGCCCTCACCGTCCGCCTCGACCTGATCCAGCAAGAGGAAGGCAGGCGAGTTGTGGCCAGTTCACCCGATGGCGATATTGTGGGCGGCATTGATATTCCGGTTGAGAAGTGGGTGAAGCGTAACGAAAACCGTTGGGCTGCTGGCGTGACCTACGACACCGACAAGAAACCCGGCGCATTCCTAGACCGTGACTTAGGCCCGTTCCGCGTGGGAGTTGAGGCCGACGCGGAGGTTGTGAGGGTTCGGGCGGGGATTCGGTTTTAGGGAAGAACCGGGTCGGGGAAGAATGAGAGAATCTCTCCGCTGATATAGTCTGACCGCTCAAGCATGTCATCATACTTTTCGGTTAAAACTCCGTCAGCCTCTTCCTCTCCCATGGCGAACTCTACGTCTGACAGTTTTCTGAGAAGCCACTTCACATAGTCGCCGTTATTGTATGTCGCTCCACGATCTGTCTCAAACTCAAACTCTTCGCGCAATGTCATCTCATCACCTCATTTTTAACTGGTAAGGATTCCTAGCTAGTTCACCTTCCGCGAGTGCCAGGCTTATGTCAGGGCCGTTGCTGAGTGGTCGCCGGACGGCTTCGCTGCGCCGTTAATTCCTGCGTTATGCGTCACCAGTGCCAGCGTGAAGCGCCATTTTGAAATCCGTGGTCTTCTCACCACCACGGCATCCGGCGGCATATTCCCGCGCCTCCCGTACTTTTTTCCTGTACGTCCGTCGTAGTAATCGCATCGCGGCGTTTTCCTGTCGTCGTCCGTTCGCCCATCCAACCGCCAGTTCGCGGCCTTGTAAATCGTCCCACTATGCCCCGCTGAAGGATCTGCGTAGCTTAAAAGGTGCTGCACATCCTTGTGGTGGCGTTTTATGTGCCGCACGCTTTGCCCAATCAACCACGTTTCAGCGTTCCGTGGTATCTCGTCCAGCAGGTACACCCGTGCGAGTTCCCACACTTTACCGCCATATCGCTTATCCGCCTCACGCGGAGGGGCCGAATACACAATGCACCCAATTGGCACGCCGTCGCGCTCCGCCACGAGGCAAAGCAAGACAATCGCGGGTCGCTTCGCCAAGTAGTGCGCCTTGATAAACGCATCAACATCGACAATCGAGCACCTCCGCACAGTACATGACTTGCGCCAGCAGGAATCAAAAACCGGCATAACAATTCGTTCAAGGTTCATTCCGCTTCGCTCCATCGGACGGCTTCGCTGCGCTTACGCGCTCCGGGTCACTTCAACATCTCCGTCAAATACCAGATTGCCTTGCGGATGGATTCGTCACCGCCTTTGTTACGTTCGCGCCAAATGTACTTCATGGCGTTAGCCTTGCAATGGCCCCGAAACTCATCCGGCGTGAGTGCGGCGCGGATGGCATCAATGCACTCGATACCGCCAGCCGTGTAGTGCGGCGGATGGTTTACCATGTCTGGCGCCTGCTTATCTGTATCGCTCATATTCCCCACCTCTCCCGATACTTCTTAATAGTCGCCGGACAGCAACCAGTCTGCCGGCAGTTCTCTGCTATCGACTCACCAGCCAGACGCTCGATGATCTGCGCTAGGCTCATCCCAGTTTCTTCTTTCGTGCGGCGTATGGCGATGTGATCGCCCATCACCATCCGTACCGCTTTATTTACGTCACCGTGGGCGCGACGTTCGGCCCACGGCATCAGGTAGCGCGGGTTCATGCGAACAGGTCGTCCTGAGTCTGGCCAGCAACATCATCAAAACGTGTGGCGGCATGTTCCAGGTTGATGATCGCTTGCTTGTAGTAGCTGTCCTTCAGCTCGATGCCGATTGCCTTACGGCCAAGCGACACCGGGCTAAAAACCTCGGAGCCAACTCCCATAAACGGCGTCAACACAACCTCTCCCGGATTGCTGTACAGCTCAACCAGACGGTCAATTACATCAAGCTGCAACGGATGGACGTGCTTTTCGTCATCCTCTTCGCGGCTGTCACGGAATGGCAGCACGTTGTCAATCCGAATGTCATCCCATACGCTGGATGCGTAACGCTGCCAGATGTAGTGCGACAGCTTGTTTGACTTCGGATCATCGTGATCCTGATACATTTCATTCAGGCGCGACCACAACTCATCAGCTCCAATGTCTGACTCGTTGGCGTTATTCCATGCCTGCAAAATGTTAGGAAGGATTGGAGTCTCGCCAAAGTATTTTTTAAGTCCGCACGGATGCGTGACGGGTACGGCGTTCTCTCCGTTCTTCGTGAGAATCAGCACATAGTCTGGCATGGCCGTGAAGCATTGCGTGGAGTCCTCTACGATCAGCTTGTGCATCAGGCTCTTAACCATCGTGCGCATACGTACCTTCAGCGGCTCTTTCCAAATGGTAATACGGTTGCGGTACTGGAAGCCGTACTTCTCATGGATGCGGATGATTTCATGCGGGAAGTCCCACAGGCGGCATGAGTTGTCAAACACGTCTGTACAGTGCACCGCTGTAATTCGTCCCGGCTTCGTGACGCGGGCGATTTCTGCAACCAGGAACTCGTACTGTTCCAGAAACTGCTCTTTATTCTCACAGTTCGAGAAGTCACGCTCGCTGCTGCTGTAGTTGTACAGGCCAGCGAACGGCGGCGAGTAGATTGTCAGGTCTACGGATTCGGATGGAAGAGTCGGCAGGACTTCCATGCAGTCGCTGTTGTAGATGGCGTACTGGCTTGTGACTACTTGATCTTTTGCGCTCATTTCAGAAACTCCGGGATGATTACAGACTGGTTAAATTCTTTTGTCTTTATCGAAAAGTCACGGTTAGCATTGGCTACCAGGTTCTCATAAAGCTCTATCGCCTTTTGTGTTTTTTGTTCTAGCGCCTCAAGTACGCGCTCTTGTCCTTCGCTGATAACCATGTCGCATACAACCTCATCCGTCTGGCCGAAACGCCAGAAGCGACGAATGGCCTGATAGAATTGCTCATAGCTCCACGTTGGGAAATACACAGTATGGTTACAGTGCTGCCAGTTCAAACCCATGCTAGTCATCTTAGCCTTTGTAATCAGCCGTGGGATTTCACCTTTAGCGAAGGCGACAAGTAATTCCTCTTTCTTGTCGATGCTCATGCCGCCGATGATTTCAACTGCATCAGTGTCAAGGCTGGCCAGAAGTGCAGACTCTTCGTTCAGGTTACACCAGTAGACCGATGTTTTTCCGCTCGCCAACTCGACCGCCTTATGGCACCGCTCTTTTACAGTAAGCTTCTGCTCTTCGCGAACTTCGGTCATTGTCTTGGCAGGCATGGCTATCAGCGATTGCTGACCATTTATGCACCATGTCTCCGAGTTGTGAACCATGTGCTTAACCGTGTGCAGGGCTGGCAGGTCATAGCCTTCGTTCGAGAATCCAAGGTCAGACGGGCGCTTTACCATGACTGCCCACTGATTCACCCATGCGAAAAAGTCACGCTCGGCATGTGGCTTCAGGTAGAACTTCTCACCGATGTTCCGGTTGTTGCTGTCTACGCTGCCCTGGTTAGACTTGAAGAACTTTGTCAGCATGTCCATGTAGCCCATATACCCGAGAGCCTCCGAGCTATTGCCTAGCTCGATGAAGTCATTAGGCGATGGGGTAGCGGTGGATAGAAAGCGATACGGCACGCGCTTGATAAAGGCGAGGATCTGATCTTTCGTTTTACCGGCGAAGTTCTTAAGGATTGACGACTCATCCAGCATCACACACTGGAAGTCATCGGGATTGAACATGTGCAACCGTTCATAATTGCAGACGACAATCTTCTTTGAGAATGTCCCGTCTTTGCTATGCTCAATATCATCAATGCCGATCTTATCAGCCTCGGCGATGAACTGAAACGCAACGGCCAGCGGAGTCAGAATCAGGACACGACCGTTTGTTTTCATGACGATATTGTACGCACACGACAACTGAATCAGCGTCTTGCCAAGCCCTGTATCTGCAAACACGCCGATACGTCCCTTTCGTACAGCCTTCTCGATGATGGCCTTCTGGAAGTCAAAAGCGCGATCAGGCATCCATACCGGATCAAAGCCGAATGAGCCTAGCGTGTGCCGCTTTGCCTCCAGCAATTCGATGTAATTCATAAACACCACCCATAAAAAAGCGCCTTAGTGACTGGTCGTGTTGGCTAGAGGCCACAGTCAAAAAGACGCTTTTGTATTGACTCTAGAAAGGGACACGACTCCCGAGCCATGAATCTAGCTTATGCGGTATCGGCTGTCAACCTCCACCGACACCACCCAAGTCTCGCGCACTGTTGAGACTCGACCATCGGTCACTCGTGACCAGCGCCCCTCAGCAACCTGGCTGATGCTTTCTGGCATCGCCGGAGGGCGGTCTGCGGCAATTGACCACGATGATGTGACCACTGCCACTCCGTCGCGTGCTGTTTTTTCGATCCGGTCGAAGTTAATTATTACGCTCATCAGTTAATGCTCCGCGTCTGGTAATAGCCTTTATAAACAACGCCCGTCAGTGCCGCGTTGTACTGCTTCAGCTTTATTATGGCATCAAGCAGGCTAATGCCTGTTGGCAGCTCAATAATTTCTTTTGATGGCAGCAGTATTTTCATTTCAGTTGTCCCCCTGGTAGCGCGGTTCTTTTTTCCACTCAATCCTGCGACATATTGCCTGCTCAATTCGTTCCTGCTCGGCCTCGTCGATCATCGGTAGTATGTCCGGCCCGTCATCGTAGACCTTGCAGGCAGTCAGGTGCAGGCTATAAAAGCCCGTCACCTCATACTCGATGATGCAATCAACGTCGCTGTCCCCGTCTGTGCAGACTGGGATATAGGCTTTTTCGGTCATTTCAAAAGCTCCTCTTCTGCATTGTCCAGCGCATCCATAAAGCGTGCATGGCACATCAGTCCCTCGATTGAGGCGCACATCAACCGAGCATCGAGATCGGCGCGGGACTCAAGCCATTTCATCATACACTCTCGCAGTATGGCCATAGACATGGTTCCTGACTTGCTGGTGACGATGTGCAAGCCTTCCTCAAGATCATCGCCGGTAAGGGCGCGCTGGCACATCTCTTCTATCTTGTCCGACCTGGCCTGCTGGTACGCATCTTCTCGCTCCTGCTCCGCCAGATACTTGTTAAGGTATATCTGGTTAACGTCATGATCTCTCATCTCACAGTCCTCCTATAAAATCAGGGATCAGCGATTTCAGGGCGTCGGTATATTCAGCCCGATCATCGCGGATGTGCACTCTGCTGACTGATGCGTTTTCAAAATTGAAAACTGTAAGCGCTCTGCAGAAATTAGCAAACCGACTTGATCCTCCGCTGATCTCAAGTTTACCTGTCATGATCTGCCTCAAGATTGAGTGCTCAACCGGCGTGAAATTGCTTGTATCCGAATTTGCCAGCCTACGGTACGACTGAAGTGCGTATTCTTTGCATGCGCCGCCCTTGCGAATATAGACAAGCGCCGCGACTCTAAACGAGACGGCGGTGACAATTTTTTGATTTCTCCCGCAAAAATAAATCAGCTCATCGTGGAGATCCTCTATTTCTTTTGCGGCAGCGCCTATCTGCGCAATCGTCGGCCTCATGCCGAGTTGCTCAAGAATAAAACGAGCCGCCTCGACAAGATAGCGGCTCATCTGGAGCGCGTCGGCGTTTGTGCGCTTGTCGTGTACATCAATGGCAGAGAATGCGGATTCATCGACACCTGTAGTGACTGCCAGCCGAACCGGAATGCCTGACTTGACGATTGCCAGCAGTCGGTGCTGTCCGTCAAGAATGCGGCCATTGTCGGCAATTGCGATTCCCTGATGCGTCAGCATCCATTCACCGCGAGAAATGGCCTCGGCCAGCATGTTGACACGAGTAGCCCGGACGGGGCGGTTACCAGTATTCCCCTCAAGCAAAATTGCCGATTCTTCTGGGGTTATCGTTCTTATTTCAGTTTTCATTTCACAATCTCCGAACTGTAGCGGCCAGCCTCTCCGGCGCGCATTGAGTGGTCAGTGTAGTCGCCGTGGCATCCGCAGCGGCAGTCATCCAGCGTCAGCAGCGGCGGCAGGTCGCGTGCCACTTCTGCAAGGTAGTCAAGGTCAGCTTGC